ATATATAACTGAATTTGGCATTATTTGTTTCTTATTGGATCCTGGAAACAAAAAAAGCGCCTATTTCTAGACGCTTAATTACACATTATGAAAGGTAAGGAAACTTATACTACTATTTGAGCATCTCCTGCGCTGCTTGCAAATAATGTTGCTAGCTCTGCCTCGCTAGTTGCTAATAAGAAATTCGCAGGTAGTTCTTCTTGTGCTGTGAACGTAAGTGAATACCCATTAAAATCTCCAAGTGCAGCTCCGCTAGAAATTTCTCCTGCAGAGACATCTGCGCCTTGGTCTAAGCCCATTAAAAAGAATTGGTCTGTCATAGTCCTTACGACTATTCTTGGTCTTCCGTAAGCCAAAAGCTTTACGTTCTTGTGAGTTACAACGTCTTGTCTCTTTAATGCTGCCACTAAAGTTTGTTCAAAGAATGTTGTCCCTGCATCCCTAGAGCTGTTAATGCTTGTCGTGAAGGAATTGGTTGTTGATTTTAATTCAAATTTAAAAATCTGTAATTGAGCTGTATCGTCTACAGGCGCCCAATCTATAATTTCATCAACGTTGTCTCCTGTTCCGTAAGTTACATACGTTGGAGAGTCTGAGTTTAAGTCATCGTAATTGATTAGATACATAGTCTTTAATCCTGAAACGGAATCCTTGCACTGTTCAATTCGACCTGCTGTGATGTCACACGCCATTTTATTTAGTTTTTATGAATAAAAAAAGGCAGGCAATCTTACCCACCTTTTTCTAATTCTGATTAATTATTAAGAATAAACTACGCAATCGTTAGGAATACCTACCTGAGCGCCACAAGACATTCTCATAACAATTCTTACGTTGTCTGAACCGTCATATAAATGTACAGGAATTACAGCCGCCTCTTGGTGGTCTGCTAGTAAAGATGTTCCGAAATATAGGTTGCTAGTTTGCGCTGCTACCATGTTATTGTCTGCCAATCCGTTAGCAACAAATACAGGAATACCATCGAAAGATAATGCTCCGTTAGTGTACCATTGCGTTCCTTTGTTGTCAGTACCGTTAGCTCCAAGACCTGCTGCTGCAAATCCACCAAGTGCGCGAACGTAAGCTCTTGCAACATTGGAAGAAACATACAATTTTAAATCCTCAGCTCCGTAGACCGTTGTAGGAATAGCGTCAATTACCGCTCCCATTTGGTCGATTACATTCGCTGCGTCAATAGCAACCGCTGCAATATCCTGAGCTGCAGGAAGGCCTGCTGCATTTAAGATAGTAGTAATACCATCATAAGCATTTGCTCCTGCAACGCCTGTCCAAAGTAAAGTCTCATTTGAAGCTGCTACTTTAGAAGCAACATAACCTAGTAGGTAATCTTCAAAAGATGCAGGAATGTCTGCGAATGCAGATGCGCCCATCTCAGCCGCTGACCATGAGTTATGGAATTGTGAGCGACAAAGCTGTAAGTTTACTTGCATATCTTTTACTTCAAGCACAGACTCACCCATAGTAACGGTACGAGTATCATCGAAGTCGCAAGTTGCGTCAGTTAATAATGTGTTAGTGTCCAAAGTTTGTAATACTTCTTTGAATTTAACATTTTCTAAAACGGTTACCCCACCGTTTTCGATTGTTGGAGCGCTTAAAAGTGCCGCAGAGATATATTTACCTGCTGCTTTACCTGCATAAGTGCTTCCTGGAAAAGTTGGCTGATCTGCCATAATTTTTAGGTTTTAATTATTAATTATTTATTTAATTTTCTGTAAATTCTGTCTAGAGTTGTTTCCGTTCTATTCTGAGCGTACAAAATTCTTTCTGTTTCTTGTTTGTTTTCAGGATTAAAAGAAATAGGCTTAACTGCAGGATCCAATTCTTCTGTAGATAATTCCGTTTTTTCCTCAACTACTTCCTCAGTTACTTCCTCAACTTTAGAAAGTTTTTCAATCTGAGACTTAAGCTCTTCATTTTCTTTTTTCAAAGCTTCGATTTCTGAGAAATAAGTTTCTTTGCTTACAGATTCAACTACCTTTTTAACAGGCTTAGCCTCTTCTGCTGCCATGTCTTCCTCTTTCTCTTCGTATTCCTTTTCTGCTTCCTCTTCAATAACTTCCTCTTCTGCGGCCTCTTCTTTTATTTCTGCTATAATGCCTTCCTCAGAAACTACCAGGATCATTCCATCCTCCATTTTGTACTCGCCTACAGGCAATGGGATTCTTTGTTCATCTTCTGTGATAATTACAACCTCAGCCTCTGCCTCAAAAGCATCTGCTTCAATAATTGTAACGCCATCTTCTAGCTTTCTTTGTTCTAGCTTTATCTCCATTCCGAGCAGCTCGCGTACTTTGTTAAGTAATGTTATTTCTTTCATTTTATTATTTGTTTCTAGGTATATAACTGAATAATGCTATTTCTGTTGCAAATTGGTTTTAATTAGCAGCTATACAAGCAGCGCAATCAACGTAATTGACTACTGAATCAACATGCAATCCTGAGCCTGAAATTATTTCTGTAACGGTATAGCATCCATTATGGTGAGCATTAGCAAAGTCAAAATAGTAAACATTACCTACAATTAACTCTGTTCCATGTATATGAACGTTATGGTGATGGCCTGTAGAGCAATGCGTTATTTTGTACTTATAGGCGCTAGATACATCTCTAGTCGTTCTGCCTATGCCTTGCGCCCATATAGAGCCATCGCAGCATTTTACGCTGTATGTTCCGTTTTTACATAGGCAAGCCTTCCTGCCTCCTAGTCTTCCTGTTTGGCTACTTTTCAAACTGCTTAATTTTAGATTCTGCCCAATTCTTTGCTGATTTACCGCCCCATAATAAGTATGAGATATATCCACAACTTTCTTTGTCGCCTTTTTCGTAATATACTTCTGCCCTGGATAAGTATGAAAACATTCTTTTTATCGTTGCCTCGCTGACTTTTTCTTTATTAGCAAGCTGCTTTGCTCTGATTTTTCCCACCCTTGTCGCGCACTTATTATTTACCTTTTCATTTAAGGCAATACCTCGCTTTGCATTGTTGCTGACAGCATCAGGATAGTCGTTAAATGATTCTAATTCTGTAACATCTAAAAACTCCTTTAACTCTTCAACTAAATACTCTCGCTCTAGGCTTTCGAATGTATCCTTTTTTAAATCATATCTGTCCGCAAAATACCCCTCAATAGAAAAGCCCTTAATAGTACCCTCCTTTGCCTCGTTGTATATTTTCTCGTCATCTACTTTCATGCTAACCATCCAAGTTCCTGCAGGTACATCCATGCCATACAAAGCTGTCTTATCTTTTGCAGGATCCTCAACAATCCAGGATTCAACAATAGTCATGTTGTCAATTTTTCTCTCATGCTCGTAGGTAGCATTCTGATGGTTTGACTTTTTAAAGAATAATTCGCTAGCTTTTCTTACGGTATCTTTGCTAAAGTATATGTAGTATTCGTCTCCGTTATCATTACGTCTGTAAATAGATTTGTCAGGAATGAGCGCAGGACCCATTAGAATGCGTTTCTCGCTGTCTATTTCCTTCAATAATAATTCGTGTTTATTTAGCGCAATGAAGTTACTCTCAATCGCAGGAGTTTCAACTAGACTTATCGCATCAATACCGCTAGCCTCGTCATTCTCGTCAATAATTAGCTCTACTATTCTCATGTCTATATAACTTAATTTTATTTAAAGTGTTGCATTTTGTACTCTGTTCCTATCTAGCGCCTGGGCTGTTGTAACCTCTCCGCTGACGACATAGGCTTGAGCAGGCTGCTGCTGTAATTCAGCGAGCTGATTTACGCCTGAGTCTCCAACCACATTAAAACTTGGCGCTTGTACTCCGCCTCCGCCTCCTGCAGGTAAATTTCCGCCACCATCAGGATTACCTCCTGTTCCTAATGCGCTAAGGCCTTGCGCTGTTGCTGCTACAGATGCCGCAATACTAATACCTGCCGCAATATTATTGGCAGCGATAACAGGAGCTGCTGCTGCACCACTTGTTAAGATAGCCTGCGGAGTTGCTAAGGCTGCTGCATTTGCTGTTTGCGTGTTTATAATAGTTTTTGCAATACCTACTGCATTTTCAGCAATCAATGCTGCCGCTTGTACCTTTTTATTTTCTCCTGCTAGGCTTTTTATTAAACTTATCCCTGCCTCTACGTTTGAAATTTGAGCATCCTGTATTTTCTTTTCAGCTTCTGCTGTAGCTTTAGCATCTTTTATTTTTTGGTCTTTTATTTCCTTAGATGTCTTTTCCTCTAATTCTTTTAATTTCTTTTGGAAATCTGCCTCTATTTCTAGCTGTAATTCTTTATCGTCTTTTGCTATGGCTAACCTTGCCTCAGATTCTGCTACTAATTTAGCAAGCTCTTTGTCAAAACCGTCATCCATTAAATCGATCCTTAGCTTATCCTGAGCATCTTGCAATTTTATGCGCTCCTGCCCTTCCTTGACTATTAAATCGTATTTAGCTTTTGCTGCCTCAGTTAATACAATTATTTCCTCATTAGTCATTTGCTTAGTAAACTCAACGCCATATTCTAAGGCTGCTGTTTCTACTTTTTGTCGCTCTTTTGCTATTCTAGCAATTTCCTTATTTACTCTATTTAATTCCCTTTGCGTTGACCTTTGAGCATCTGTTCGCCTAGATATAATGTTGAATAAATCTGCCTCTGCTTGAGCTTCTGCATCCTTAGCCTCTTTTGTTGAGCGAGCTAGCGTGTTTTCTCTTCTTATGGAATCAAATCTTAACTGAGCAACTTCTAGCTCCTTTTTAAGCAAGCTATCCTCTAAAGCCTGAGCATCCAATAAAGCCTTTTTCCGTTCCTCAGCGCTTACTGTGTCCTCTTCCCTAGATTTTAACTTTAATTTAGATATGTCTGTCTGTAATTTAGACCTTTCTACAAGCAGCTTTCTTTCTAATATATCCGCTTTTGCTCTAGCATCTGAAATTTCGCCTGCAATTTTTAATTCCTCTTTTTGTTGCGCTAAAAACAGAGCAGATACCTCTATTGCTTTCTCTGTTTTTTCAACTACATTTTCAACGCCGAAAACAACCTTACCCATAGCATTAGATGCAATACGCCCTGCTGTCTTAAAATTACCGCTAAATAATTCAGCAATAGCGCTACCAATAGCAGGTATTAATTCAAGCATGCCCTCAAATCTTGTAATTATATTGTCTATAATTGCTTTACCAAAGTTTTTTATCGTTTCTATTGGATTCTCAAACGCTGATATTAACATCTCCCCAACGTCTGCTAAAAGGTCTAGTATGTTATCCATTATAACGCCTATTCCGTACATCAATTTAGAAAACTTATTCTGCCCTTCCTCTGAACCTTTGAAAGCTTGCGTTACTGATATAATTGCAAAGGCCAATGCTCCAATGCCTGATGCAATTATTGCGCCTTTTAGCGTAAAAAAAGCTCTACCTACAGATGCTAAACCTGTTTGTAATTTACCAAATGCGCCAACAACACCTGCGATTGCAGGATTCATGCTTGCCAAGTTGCTGCTCATTTCAGCAGTTGATTCTGACGCTTCCTCAGATGCTTCTGCTGTTTGCTTTAGGCCATCATTTAAGTCATTGAGATCCTCTGCTGTTTCCTCAAAATTGTTATTGATTTTAACATTTATGGTTTTATTTACTGCCATTATTCTGCTTTTTTATATGTATTTCTCTTTTAACTTGTTTCCAACCTTGTTTAAAGCCTTTTGGCATTGCGTATAAACCTTTAGCTATTTGTATGTTGTAGCTTTCCTCTATAAAATCGTCTATTTGTAGTAAGTCTATTATGTTTTTTAGCATTATGGTTGTTGTTGTATAAATATTTGATTTGCTACTTGCGTTCCATCAGGATAGTCATAAGTAACTGTAATAGTATAAATCTCTACATCGCCCTGTTCTGTTCTGAGCCTTATAAAGTCCTCCGAGTTTATGTAGTTTGCATTATCCTCAGTAACAAGTAAATCTAATGTATTTGGATTTGCAGGAATACAAACCTCTACTGAGCCATCTGTTGACAATGTACTTGGCGTTATGGTTACCCCAGGATCCGTTGTCGTTATGGTTGCATTATTTGCGCCATTAGGAAATAATATGCGAACATCAATGCATTGCGCTTGGTCAGATGGCTGAATAGGTACAGGTGGCTTGCCTCCGCCCTCTCCAATAACCTCAGTAAAATCATTTAATAAAACAAAATCAACTTGGCCTGTGGTTAGGTTAGACTTCATGTCATTGATGGTATAGCGCTTGTCTCTGATTACGAGCCTGTCATTTAGCTTGAGATTTGTAAGCAAGCTAATCGGCAAATAGGTTTTTACGCTTGTTTCTCTATTCTTGAGATTAAATAGATTGCTCAAATAAGGTTCATAGTAAACGCTGTATAAAGTATTTGGCACAATAGCATCTAGGAGCGTACTAATATCTGCATTGAAATTTAGCGTGTAGTTTACATTTTGGTATAAAAGATCCTGGCCAAAAGGAACGTATGTAGTTATTTCCTCAGGCGTTGTATTATCTGTAAATCTAAAGCTAGTATCTAGGTTATCGTATTGGTATAGTATAACAGGCTTTGGCGTGTACTGATTGCCATCTACATTCAATGCTTCGCCTATCTGCAGGTTAGTACCTTGAAATTTCTGCATCATGAGATTCTCAAAAGGTAGTTTTACGCTAAACTCTCCGCCATCATAATTAAATGCTTGCCTCGTGTTTCCGTAGCCTCTGCTTGTTAAGTCTTTAAATATTGTATTTGTTGCGCTGTCGCTTTCCTCATATTCAAAGCTTATATTCTTAAACAGTTTTACTCTGTTTATATTTATGCTCTCAATATCTGTATATTCAGTTATGTCAATAACAGCGCCTTTGTTATACCAATCTGCCAATGGTTCTATTTGAAATTTATCTGCCTCTGTTCCGTAACAAGTTAGATTAAACATTTTAAGGATGCCTGCAAAAAAATCTGCTACCTTCATTTTAGGAACGTAGTTTATAACGTTCATTTCAGCAGTCAATGCAATATTGTTTGCTGTAGCTGTATATATGTTTGGGATTGTTGCAGATACTCCAGGACCTATATAAAGAACAGCCTCCTGCGTGTAATTTATGGTAAAGTCTAGGTTTATCGCATCGTCAGCTTTTACATTAAATTTAAGCTGCTTATTTAGTATTTCCGTATTGTTATCTAAAGCTACAGGAATCTCGCCTGTTCCTGAGCCTTCTAATGTTTGTACTAGCTGATTGTTTTGGAATACATCAATGTAATAAGTATCGCTTGTGCTTGCGCTTGTTACGTTTATAGAAACCCTATGAAATATGTCTAGTATTGTAAACCCTCCTGCCGTTGCTCCTGGAAACATATCTGCAGGAGATTCAAAGCCATATGTAAGCGTATCATCTGCTATACTGAAATATGTACTTGCAGGGTTCGTGTTTTCGCCTGTTGCATAATTGATTGCTGTAATATCTAAAACCTCAGGAGCTGTTAAAAATTTAAAACTATTGGAGTTTTGGCAAAGTAAAAAAGCTTTGTTAAATCTAGGATCCGAAAAGAATGTGCCGCTAAATGTTATATCATACCTCGTTTGTAAGGCATTGAATACTGCAAGAATCTGAATGGCAGGGAATAGTTCATCATAATGTACTGCGCCTGTTCCTGTACTATAATTGATATCTGTACTTCCTCCATTACCGTATGTAATATCTCTGTCAAATATTAATGGGTATCTTACGCCATAATTAAATGCTCCGTTCGTGATTCTGTTCTTGACTTCCGTTGCATCGTAAGCATGGTTATAAATATCTAGCTCAGTAACATCGCTCAGCATCTCATCGCCAAACTTATCTTTTAAGCTTAATACATCGCCATAAAAAGTAATCTGATAACTATACGCTTTGTTGTTTTTTACCTCTGCTTTTTCTAGGCTTATTTTACCTCTGCGAAATGGCGTTAAATCAATCTCTATATTTGCATCTCTCCTGATGTTATAATCTAAAGTGCTATTTACATCATTCTGATAAAAGTGTTGAAATATTTGGTTATTGTTTGGAGTTGCAGGAACCGAAAAAGACTGCGAGAAATCGGTAAATACTTTGCTTATATCCTGAACGTTCTGCTGCGTAGATGTTACGCTGATAGTTTCATCATTGAATAAATCTAGCCTTTGGCCTTCTATGTAAACCTGTACTATTCGCATTAGACTACAGTTTGAATTAAATCGTAAGCAAAGTCGAAAGTAAGCTCGTAATTTATAACTCCTTTATTTATGCCTCTTTGCTTCAATAGGCTTTTTGTTTGAACATTTACAGGCGTATATACTGCAGTAAATAATCCGTCTTTTTGTTCAGGATCGTATAGCATAACTTTCTCAGATAGCAAAAGCTCTTGTATATATTCTCCGTACAAATCATTTACCCACCCTGTATTTAGCTTGATTGATTCTGTTCCGTTTTTATTAAATTGTTTTACTTGACCGTCAGAGCTAGGATATGCAGGCAATGCGCTTGGATTTACTTTGTAGGTTTCTGCCTTTACGTTTATGTTTCGTGTTTTTGCTTTTTGGAAAAAGATGCGCGCCCAGGATCCGTAACGATTTATAAAGTCAACAGCTACAGGCGAATATTTAGGTTCGCATTGTGGCCTAAAGTATGCAGTCCAACGTACTGATGTTCCGCTTACTAAATACTCTACTTTATTGCCATCTGCAATGTATGGCAAATAAACCCTGCTAAATGTTTTTATGCCCTCTGTTGTTGCTGTTACCGTATGTGTTGCTCCGCTAGATAGGTTCGTGTATCTTATTGCATCTGTTGCCGTTAAATCAATGTCAAAGCTTCCTGCCATGTTTGTGATTACAGCAGATGAAACAGCGCTGTCATGATTGTAGAAATACGTACCCTCAGATAAAAATGGCGTGCTTGTGAATGTATTTAGCGTTTCCATGTAATAGTTTATGCCATACATAAACTCCTTAATATCGCTTGTTCCGCCTGGAGTAATTAGCGTATAATCTCCGTTGGTTTCTCTTTTGTATCTCTTAAAAACTACATTTACTTTAAAATTCGTGTTTATATCCGCATCGTAAGTATTATATGAATTAGGCCAATTTGTAAAGGTGTAATATTCGTTTATATATGGCGAGATATTATAATACGTTTTTATGTTGTTTGTAGCAGGAATTAACTTGCTTAAAGTATATTGCGGAGATGCAGGCTGTGAACCTGTTTGCCAAATAAACAGCTCTAGCTTTGAGCCTGTTTGCCCTGCTTCTGCTATTTCAATATTATAAGGGGAACGTGATGGTATCATTGTTTAAAGCTTTCTTTAGTTATTGTTGTAAATAATTCATCCATATCTAAGGCATATTTTTCTATTAATTCATCAGGCAATCTTTTAAAATACTTTTCATATGGCTTTGTAAAAAACAGCGAAGGCTTCAAGCCTCTGTTGTAAATGTTTCCTGCTATTATGTGCGCTATTGCTTTATAGCTTCCTTTTTTAAATCTGCCCTTTTCATCTCTGAGTCTAACGTTTTTACGCTTTGCCCATGCTGTCAAGCTCTTTACAAAGCTGCCCCATGTTCCTCTATACCTTCCGCTTCCGAATTTGTATTGCGAGTTAGGAGCTTGCTGCCCTCTTATTTTTGCATTCGGAGAAACCTTGCTCGGATCCTTACCCTTGACTCCTTCATCCTGGAACCATCCATAGTCATCCATTGTGAAACTAATCTGTATTGAGTTCTTAGATTCCTTTACATAAGATTTCAGGCTTTGAGCAAGCGCCCCTGAGCTTCTAGGCATTCCTTTTTTTGCCTCTCGTATGACGTTATCTCTAAAGTCATCTAAAACCTTCTGTACGTTTTCTAATTCCATCAGCAAATAGTCATTCCGTTTGGTATCAAAATATCTAGCGTCATTGCGTGGCCTGCGAGCTTATTCTCAAAGCGCTCTGTAAATGGTTCGCAAGTTGGATTGCCATCTACTTGAAATTTATCGCTGTATAAATCGCCTCTCCTTAACAAATCATAACACCTGTTAAGAACAGCTAACATAGTATTCAGTATGTAAAGCTCGTTATCGTTGCCTGTAAATTTATCCGTTGTTTCCTGCTTTGATATGTCTGTGATATCCATTGCCAGGATCGAAATATTGTAGCGTATAACATTCTCTTCAAATGTTGCTGTATTTACAATGATATGCACAAGCGGAAATATAGTCTGCTTGTTTAGGTCAACGTCAAAGATGTCTCCCTGAGTAACGGTATTTACTAGAGCGTCATTTGTAAAATGCTCTTTTAGTTTATCTATAATATCAAAGTAATTCATCGCTTCATTTTTTGTTTAAATTCTCTTGCTTCAATTTCGTTTTTTTGCTTTTCGAACGTGAGATAGGTGAGACATTGAGTAAGTCTTGTTGCTGTAACTTCGTCAAGCTTGGTAAAATCTCCTTTAGCGAGCGCATAGATACTGCTATACCATCCCCAATGTTTGGCGAATTGGTGCCTTTCGCTGTATTGATTGAAGCTGTCATCTTCATCGTTTCCCTCTCCAAATAGTTGACTAAACTGCTGTACAATTCTTTTGCTAAACTCCAAAAAAAAACAGAGGCGCTTATTGCAACATCTAAAGGAGCAAATCGCATTAGTTCCTGCATATCTTCATTTGGTTCGTAATCTTTTATCTGATACTTTTTACCTAACGCGCTTGTAATTGGTCTATACATTACAGCCATAGCCTTGTGATATGTTTCCCAGGATTTTAAGTAATTCTCTAAGTCAACGTATTCTCCTAGAGTTATGTCGTCTAGTTTTGGAATGAATCCAAACTCAATATTTTTAATTTTAAACTGTCTAATTAGCTTTGGCTTTTCGCTGAATACTTTGCTGAAATGGTCTATTAATTCATTAAGATCCTTCATTTTTATTTGAGCAACTTCGCCAAGCTTTATACCGCAGAATATCTGTATCATTTTCTGAGCGATAAACTCCTCATCGTTACTCTTTTCCTTCATAGCAATAAAATCCTGATACCTAGATAATGGTATTTCAGATAAGCTTGTAGGCAATAGTAAATCTACTTTCATAATTATATAACTGATTTATGTGATTTTTGTATACTACAGAATATTATAGCTTCCGTAGTTTCTGTTCATTCCTAAAGTTTCCATCTCATGATAACGGACTGCATCCAGGGCATGATTAAAATTGTCAATGGGTTTATTTAGGCGCTTGCCTGCCTTGTCAATATCCCAACAATAACTGCGCAGCTCTTTTATTAGGTTTGTGCTGCTAGATGTAACTAGATAGCTTTGCGTCTGCATTACATCAATTCCGTAGTTTACAGAATCTCTGCCTTTAGTTACGCCTTTAATGGTTATTCCGTAGCGTTGTATATCTGCGATTGATTTGGGTTCTGCGCTATCTGCGTAAACAGGTATTGATTTAGGCAATACTTTTGCTATGTCGCTGTTAAGCATTCCTGTTTGGTATTTTACTTCGTTCAGGATTCGTGTTTCATTATGTTTATAGACTTCAATGATTGCGCTAGGATCATTCGTATAGCCAAAGTCAAGCCCCAAACCTATCAATCTAGCATCCTGAGGAATCTTGTCAATTATTTTATAATTGGTAAATACTGCGCCTTGTAATTG